TGTTGTAGTAATGAATTGCATTCAACCCGCAAATTGGCAATATTGTATGCCAGTTCACGAGTGGTTGTTACCAGAAGTTATGGTTGGCATACAATATTATCTTGACAAAGATATGAACTTTTTATATAATACTGAACGAGAATACTTAAAAAACCTCAAATGAAAATTTTTCTTGATACCGCAGACACTGATATTATTCGTAAGTATTTTGAAACTGGATTGGTAGATGGAATTACCACAAACCCTACTTTGATTATGAAATCTGGTCGCAATCCTGAAGATGTCTATCAAGAGATCAAAGACATGGGTGTCCAAGACATCAGTATGGAGGTTGTCGGATCTGACCTTGAGATGTATGATGAGGGCAAACGTCTTTACGAAAAGTTTGGTGATGTATGTACTGTGAAGGTTCCTTGTACACGCGAGGGTCTATCCGTCTGTAAATCTCTCTCCGATCAAGGTGTCAAGGTCAATGTCACATTGATCTTCTGTGCTGCTCAGGCAGTCCTAGCAGCGAAGGCAGGGGCAACTTATGTTTCTCCCTTTGTAGGACGCTTGGATGACCAGTCAGTGGCAGGTTTGGAGGTTGTACGGTCTATCTCAGAACTCTATCGTATTCATGGTATGAGAACTCAGGTTCTTTCTGCATCGATCCGCAGTGTTCAACGTGCTATCCGTTCCTGGTATAATGGAGCTGAGATTTGCACGATGCCACCAAAAGTGTTTGATCAGATGTATGATCACATCCTCACAGACAAAGGTTTAGAAATTTTTGACAACGATTGGAAGCAGGTACAACAATGACATTTACAATTTTTTCGAGAGATGGTTGCCCTTATTGTGATAAAGTGCAACAAGTGCTACAACTTGCTGAGATAAAGCATGTGATATATAAACTTAACAGGGATTTCACCCGTGATGAGTTCTATGCTAAGTTTGGAGAAGGTTCAACCTTTCCGAGAGTGGTTAAAGACGATACTCTGATAGGGGGGTGTATGGAAACTGTTAAGTACCTACGCGAGCAAAAGTTAGTCTAATGGATCAAAACCTCATCGACATTTATGATCTCATTGAACATGCTATCGACAATGCCTTTGAGGGTAATATGAATCTAAAATTCTATGAATATTTGAAAGACAATAAAACTAAAAAGCATGAAGTAGACACCTTCATTGAAAGCACTACAACATTAGAAATCAACAACTTAATTGAGGACTTGAGTGAATACATTGAGGGTGGCAATGATAATATGCATAAGCAACTTAGAGAGGGATATGGATTCATTCCTAAACCTCAAGCAAGAAAGATAAAGAACTATCTTCAAAATATTCTAGATGATGCTACGAGGTATAGTAATGACCGAAGACCAGGAAGAAGAAAAAAAGAATCTAAATAATTCCGAAACCCACATCAATCGTGGAGTTGAGTTGCTACTACGCAACAGGAGGAGGAAACCAGAACCGCCCAAAACTTTTCAGATAAAGTTTGGTAAGATGGCGTCTCTCTTCCGAAGAGAGATTGTATTTCATCTGAACTTCTATCTGGATATCAGAAAGAAATAGTCTCTGGAGGACAAGAGGATGTTAGCAGTAACGCTCACTATTGGAACATTGGTATCGATAATGTTCTTTTTTGTTGGAAGTATGGTAGGATGGTTAGCAAAAGAGCACGTCTATCAAACTCAACCCGTTTATACACATCCAGAAATGTTTGATGAAAATGGAAATGTGTTACCAGACGAAATTTTAGCAGTACGATTTGAAAATGGCTATGACGAATACGACGAAGAAGACAACGACTAAGAAAGTAACAACAAAGAAACCAAGGACAGTTAAGGCACCAGTCAAGATTACTCTTCCAAACAACCCGTTTGTATTTGAGATTCTTGAAGCAGTGTCTGCTCAAAGAACTGCTGCCAAGAAAGTTGAAACACTGAAACAGTATGAAGATGATTCTGTTAAGGCAGTTCTGATTTGGAATTTTGATGAGAGTGTTATCTCTATGATTCCTGAGGGTGAAGTTCCTTATGGTGATCCTCAGGAGCAAACGGTATATCAAGGTTCATTGTCTGATAATCTCAATCGAGAGATGGCAGGAGGGGAGTCTGCAACAGGACAGGATCTTGATGGACGCAATAAAACATCACTCCGTAAGGAGTGGCAGAACCTCTATCACTATGTGAAGGGTGGAAATGACACCCTCACAAAGACTCGTAGAGAGATGATGTTCATTAATTTGTTACGAGGACTACACCCCAAGGAAGCAGAGTTGCTTATACTAGTTAAAGATAAACTTCTTACAACTAAATATAAATTAACAAAGGCTAATGTCGAACAGGCATATCCTGATATTACATGGGGAGGTCGTTCTTAATGACGAATCAATTGGAAGATGCCCCAACAAAAACAGAACAGGAGGAGGCACCTAATCAAGATATGAATTTAAGTTTCAACCCATCTGATTATGGTTGTCAAATTTTACTTGAGAAAACTACTCTCGATGCTGCGAACGATAAGACATTTCCAAATGATGCCAGACTTGTTTGGTATATTGTTGACGGAACTGAATATATTGATTTGACTCGGTGCGGTAAAGTCGTAAAGATGTTTGATATGTACTACGATCGTTATGGTCCTGGTTCGGTTCAGAAGATTGATTTTGGTTTTGGTACAGTAAACCCCAAACTCTGGGGATTGAAGAAAAAGGAATCGAAGAAAAAATGAGTGAAGGATTTGATGTGGAAGTCGAGATGCCCAAAGAGGATATCAATCGACTTCTCAAACAATATAAAAAACTGAAGAAGTACCAGAAGTCTTCTCTCTATCAGATTGAAAAACTCTCTGGCAAGAAAACAAAAGTCGATGAACTGATCGACGAATACGGAGTTGACTAAATCGGTATGACGTGTTATAGTCGATACTATGAACCATTTTCACTATGTCTTACAAACCCTATAGTGCCGAGTGGCACAGGCATCGTTATCTGAAAGAAGCCCTTGATAAGTATCTTGATGATGGTGCTGAAACTCAAACAATTATTGATGATATCATAAATATAGTTTGTGATCGTCAGTTAAAAGCACATGAAGAGTTCACTAAACTTTCGGACTTAGAAGCAAAACTGCGAGAGTAATATGCTATCAACCCAATACAGACTACGATTGGAGTCTATTTGTAGATGTATCGCGAATAAGGAACAAGTTCCCTTAGAAGATATGATCTGGGCAGAGAAACTTGCCAAGTCACATACAACTGCGCGAGATTGGTTAAATAAAGCACGTCGTCAAGCTGCCAGCAACATTGAGGAAGGCAGCACTGACGATTTTTTAAATAAGATGGGTCTTGGGGACCCCGATCCATCTAATCATAGAACGGGGTTTGATGGTGCGGAAGATATAAAAGACTGGTTCCAGAGAGACAAACCTGATGATTGGCGACAGAGGGATTGAAAGTGAAGATACTTTTTTTACTGATACTAATCTATCAAATACAACCTACATATTCTCATGGTAGGGGAATGTATGAAACAAAAGAAGAAGCAATAGAGAGATCTATTGAAGTTGGTTGCGATGGTTATCATAAGAATGGCAAAAAATGGATGCCATGTGAAAATGAGTCTGAATTACATAAAGCATTGAGAAAACTTTGAAGGAGGCAAAGAGACTGATGAGAGCAATTTTGTATTCCAATAAGAATCAAGAATGTGAGAGAGCAAAGAGTCTTCTATCAAGTGTTGGCGTTGAGTTTATTGAGTATAATCGCGATAATCACTTCACTGACAGAGGATTTAAGTCTGAGTTTGGTGATGAGGCAGAGTATCCCCAAGTCACGATTGACTATGAAGGGTTCAGACATCGTGGTGGATTGAAGGATGCACTACACTTTTTGAAAGAGAAAGGTCTGATCTAAAGAAATAGTAAAAATGTATCACAAGTTACAAAAGAACTTGACTATATAAAGTATGAGGGTTATAATAAACCTATCGTTCATCCAGGAAACTGGACGCAAGTAAGTCGCGGAACGGAGCGTTCATCCGTCTTTGACGGACGCAAACGACTGAAGGAACGGGAAACTCGGATCACCCGCAAGGGTTAAAGGAGAAAAACCACCCAACTTCAGGAGTAGACTAATGAACACACTTCAACTCATCAAGAAGCAGATCAACAAAGCATCTGCTATTCACGACGCACAGATCACTCTCACCAAATATCGTGGTGTAGATTGTGAAGTTCGTAAAGCAGCACAGGAGTCTCACGGCACCTTCTGCTATCGCGGTCGTACTTACACCAAATGAGGCAATCATGGAAGCATTACAAATCACGGGACTAGTTACCTTGGCATGTGTTGCTGGAATGGCTCTTCTATATGGTGAAATTGTTCTCCTTCACAATACATGAGGGGTAAAACAAATGCTGAAGATCAAACTATATTATGATCTTCCAGAATACAATCCAGAAATCCACGATCCAGATAGGGTCTTTCGATTCCTAACTTATCGTGGAGTGGACTATGCTAAATGGGTTGACCTTAAGTCACTCAGCAGATGCATACCAAGATGGACAGTAACTAAATGAGGACCTTGACGGGTCCTCTTTTTTTTCTATAATTAGTGGAAGTATAATCTTTTTATGGACAGAGAGAAACTCAAATTAATCGTGAGGAACCTTAAGTCTCTAGTAGATGTGCTGGAGTCTGAGGTATACTCAAATGTGGATGCATACAAAGCAGAGAACTTTGATGATCCTCCAGAAAATTACATCCTAGATTACGACGAGGTATTTGAAGACGACGATGACTGATATTAAACTGATTAGTGTTACTCCCGATGCAGAAAAGCACATGGCATATTGTGCTCGGGTCAGTAATCCTGCTAACCAAGAGAATGAAAAGTTCTCTGGTCTTCTTCGCTACTGTGTAAAACATCAGCACTGGAGTATCTTTGAGCAGGCATATATGACTCTGGAGATTAATACCACCAGAGGAATCGCAGCTCAAGTGCTTCGACACCGTTCGTTCACATATCAAGAATTTTCACAACGCTATGCTGATTCTTCCTTACTCGCGGAGACGATCCCTTTACCTGAACTACGGCGTCAAGACACCAAGAATCGTCAGAATTCTATTGATGATATTGACCCGTTTGTCCGTCAAGAGTTCCAAATCAAAATGCAACGACACTTTGATGAGGGAATGAAACTCTATAAGGAGATGCTCGATGCTGATATTGCAAAGGAGTGTGCTCGTTTTGTGCTTCCTTTAGCATGTCCTACTAAAATCTATATGACTGGTTCTGTGCGTTCGTGGATTCATTACATCGATCTGCGTTCTGCAAATGGTACACAGAAGGAGCATATGGATATTGCTCTTGGTGCGAAGAGTATTTTCTGTGAGCAGTTCCCTGCAGTCGCAGAGGCAATGGAATGGATTTCATAAATATTCACACTAGGACTTGAGGTTTATGCCAACTTACCCTGTTATTAACAAAGAGAATAAGGAAACAAAAGTACTCGTCATGACCATGAAAGAGTACGATCAGTGGAGAAAGGATAATCCGGATTGGGATAGAGATTGGTCACAAGGTTGTGCGGGTCAGTCCAATGAATTTAAGTGGACTGGTGAGGCTCGTTCCAGTGGTTGGAACGAAGTCTTAGACAGAGCATCAAAACAACCTGGTGCTAATGTCTCTAAACACCGCGATTACAGTTTCTAAAACAGCGTATGCCATCAAAAAGAAAGTCACAGACTCCAGTTCCATTCGGAATGTCCAATAGACAAATGAAAAGAAAGAAACCTCTTAATACGGATTTGATGAAAACCATCGATCCGTTAACAGAAAATCAACAAGAACTCTTTCGCTGCTACAAGAACGATCAAAACATCGTTGCCTACGGAGCAGCAGGCACAGGAAAGACCTTTATCACGCTCTACAATGCGTTGAGAGACGTTCTTGATACTCGGACACCTTATGAGAAGATCTACATCGTCAGATCGCTTGTGGCAACTAGAGAGATTGGTTTCCTTCCCGGTGACCATGAGGATAAGTCTTCTCTCTATCAGATTCCATATAAGAACATGGTTAAATACATGTTCGAGTTACCAACAGAATCTGACTTTGAAATGCTCTATGGTAACTTGAAAGCACAAGGAACAGTCAGTTTCTGGTCTACAAGTTTTATTCGTGGAACTACACTTGATAACGCAATCATTATCGTTGACGAGTTCCAGAACTTGAATTTCCATGAACTTGATAGTATAATCACAAGGATTGGTGAAAATAGTAAGATTATGTTCTGTGGTGACGCTACTCAATCTGATCTCATCAAAACTGCAGAGAAGAATGGAATCGCAGACTTCATGCGTATCTTAAGAACAATGCCCTCAATGGATATTATTGAATTTGGTGTTGATGACATTGTTCGTTCTGGTCTGTGTAAAGAATACTTAGTTGCAAAAATGGATCTTAATTTATGAATTTTGTTCATCATAATTTTCTCGGTGACCTTGAACTAAACAAGAAAGAAACTGGTGGCATCCGCTTGTACAATCTTCCCGATGGTCAGTGGGTGCCATCTATTACTTCAGTAACTTCTTTTTACAACCGTCAGATATTTGCTGATTGGCGTAAGCGAGTTGGTATTGAAGAAGCAAATCGTATCACTAAAAGAGCTACTTCTCGTGGAACTGATTTTCATGAGGCAGTAGAAGTGTACATGAAGAATGAAGAGATAAACTGGGATGACTTTCGCCCTCTTACCCAGTTTATGTTTGCTCATGCTAAACCATATCTGGACAAGATAAATAATGTACACGCTATAGAAAGGACTCTATATTCTGAGTACCTTGGTTTAGCGGGAAGAGTTGACTGCATAGCAGAGTACGAAGGAGAACTTGCAGTCATAGATTTTAAGACATCAGATAAAATCAAACCAGAAAAATGGTTGGAAAACTATTTTGTCCAAGAGATGTTTTATGCTTCTGCTTATTATGAGTTGACCGGTATCCCTGTAAAGAAACTCATCACTATAATGGTTACTCCTGGTGGTGAAGTAAAGGTATTTGACAAAAGGGATAAAGGGCAGTATATTAAACTACTAGTGAGATATATTAAAGAATTTGTACATCACAATACTAGGTCAGAGGATGGATAATGAATTAGAGAAGGCGCTAAAGAATAAATTTTTCTGTCCTGCTAAGTTCGTACAAGAGATTGAAGATCTTGTCCAGAAGAATAAGGACATGAGTTACATTGATGCTATCATTCACTTCTGTGATCAGAATAGTATTGATGTTGAGTTTGTTCCTAAACTTATCACCAAACCTCTGAAGGAGAAGTTGAAATATGAAGCAATGGAACTAAACTTTTTAAAGAAAAGTTCTAGAGCAAAATTACCTCTCTGATTCTATTTTTGTAGGAAAAATTTTTCCGCAAAAAATTACTATATTACTTTTTTTGATGATGCCGTTTGATGCATATAAACAATATCTCGCGTTGAAGAATCACTTCACGAAAGAGAAGTATGACTACCATAAGTATTGTGGTAAGAGTCGTGCTACTGTAAAGTCTTTCTATAAACGGAAAGACCGTTTCTGGTTTGAAAAAATATCAAGAAACAAATCTGATAAAGAAGTTGTTGACTTCTTTGTATCTAACTTTATCACCTGCACTGATCCGAGTAAGCTTTGGATAGGAGAAATGATACGCGAAGGTGAGGGTAGATACACTGCCTGGAAACGACGAACCCAATCCCTCTCTTATATTTTTAGAGAGGAGATTGAACTTATCCTTAAGAATACCGATTTAAATACTGTATTCGCAAGGACGACCGGTCATCCACCAATACTTAAAAAGTATCTGAGTGGTGACATATCACTTGAAACTCTGGTGATTTGTGATAGAATACTAGGGTATCGCAATGATTATGACAAACAGTTGACCGATCCGGTGTGGGAAACCGTAAGTTTGAGAATTAAAAAATATTCTCCCTTCCTAAATATCGATGTATTTCACTTTAAAAAAATTCTAAAGGAGATTGTTCATGGCACTTAGTAATACTGAAGTACTGGAAAACCTCACTAAGCAGAAAGAGGACTTGGAGAAGAATCTCCAAGAAGGTCAAAATCAGATGGAGACACTTCGTCAAACCTATCTGAAAGTCGTTGGTGCCATTGACGCACTGACTCAAATCGAAGAAGCAAACAACCCAACTGAAACCTCTGAAACAGAAGTTGTAGAAGGTGAGTGATTTCTTTGATTCGGAGGTTGTCCGAGCAGAGATGACCGAAATCAGTGAACTACAAGAAGACATTTATCAAAATGTCTTCAATTTTCCTAAAATGAATCAAGAAGAGAAACTCTTTCATGTCTCACTTCTTGAGAGGTTGATTGAAAAGCAGAGGATTCTTTATACTCGTCTGAGTTTATCTGATGATCCTGCTGCTAAAAGAATGAAGGAAAATATCACTGACTCTGCAAAAATGATGGGACTTCCTTCTGATACTGATATGAATTCAATATTCGGTAATATGATTAAGATGCTTGACGTGATGAGAAAACAGATTGACAGTTCTGATTAAGTTCAGTACGATATCTTTGTCAACACAAGCCAAATCCAAACTAATCTAACAAATCCTATGTCTTTCGCAAATCTCAAAAAGCAATCCTCTCTTGGATCTTTGACTCAGAAACTGGTCAAGGAAGTAGAGAAGATGAATAATACTTCTAACGGCGCAGATGAGCGTCTTTGGAAACCAGAAATGGATAAGAGTGGTAATGGTTATGCCGTTATCCGTTTCCTTCCTGCCCCTGAAGGTGAAGAACTTCCTTGGGCAAAGATGTACTCCCATGCCTTCCAAGGACCTGGTGGATGGTACATCGAGAACTCTCTGACTACTCTTGGTCAGAAAGATCCTGTGTCAGAACACAACCGCGAACTGTGGAACAGCGGACTTGATTCTGATAAGGATACTGTTCGTAAGCAAAAGCGTAAGTTGTCTTATTACGCTAACATCTATGTTGTGCAAGACAAGGCAAATCCACAGAACGAAGGTCGTGTCTTCCTTTATAAGTTTGGCAAGAAGATCTTTGATAAGGTCATGGAAGCCATGCAACCTGAATACGAAGATGAAACTCCCATCAATCCCTTTGATTTTTGGCAGGGTGCAAACTTCAAACTGAAACTGAAGAAAGTTGCAGGTTACTGGAACTATGATTCTTCTGAGTTCGCAGCACCTAGTGCTCTGCTTGACGATGATGATGCTCTTGAAGCAGTATGGAAGAAGCAGTATTCTCTTGCTGCACTGACTGCTGCTGACCAGTTCAAGTCCTATGAGGATCTTGATAAGCGTCTGAAGATGGTTCTTGGTGCGAAACCAGCAAGTTGTTATGATGAAGAACTTGAGGATGAGAGTGAAGGTCGTGGTTCATTCACGCCCGACTTTAAGTCCAATGCACCTAAAGTAGAACCAGACATCACTCCTACACGTAATAGTGAGGACGAAGATGATGCTCTGTCATACTTCCAAAAACTAGCAGAAGATTGATTACTGGAATAGTCTGATATTTTCTCCTCTCTTTAAGGTTCTGCTCACATATTGAGTGGAACCTTTTTCATATTCCATCATTTCTTCAAGGTCATCTTTGACGACATTTAAATACCTTGATTCAAGTAAGAATATATTTCTTCTTTCTATCTGTAGTTTTTCTTCGTATTGATAATTGGTGATGGTGGAAACAGGATACTTAGTAGTCATTCCACCCACTTGGTCATCAAAGAATGAGACTGAGAAGTTTGAATCAACTTCTAATCCTGCGGGAACAATCACTGCTCCCAAAGTATTAGTCACCTCCGTGGTTTCATAGTGATGGACGGCAGATATATTATCGAAGGTCAAATATTTTTCTAACAAATAGTTTTCAAAATTAAATTGTGTCATAGGCCACTCGCTATACACATTAATAATATTATTACAGGTTAATACTAACCAATCTAAAGATGAATCTCCGTAATAATCATACGCAACATTATCAGGACGATCATCACCTTTTATTTGATACTTAGTGAAGATGGATACATCTTGAAAAATATCCTCTCTTAACTTACCTCTCTTAAATAAATTCTTGACAGTAATATAATCTGATATCTTAGCATCCGGAAGTCTGCTAACATAATCAAAATCTGGTATTTGATTGAAATAGTTTGACATTAGAATCCTATGTACTCGTCTGACTTATCATCATATTCATCATTAAAGATTGGTTCAAGTTCGTTAAATGTCATTGACATCTGATACTGAACAGGAGTGCCGTCACTATATGTTGCATAGTTTCCTGTAGGAGTATAATCGACACTAAATCCAGTCATCGCACATTCCTTGAAAGCATTTAATCCTTTATGGAGGCCACCATCTTCACCTCTATGTAGATATCTAAGTCCATACGTATTTGGTGATTTTAAAAATAGATTACTCTTACTGCGGATGGGCGACATTGATTGCTTGAATGTTCTTATTATTTTCTTCACTTGCATTGCTTCATCTTTTGATCTTGGTGATAAGAAAAATACAAAGGAGAAAGTTCTTAATGATGGACCACCAAATAAGAGTTCCATATTTGGATTCATCACCATTCCTGTTGTCCTTTGCAACACTTGTTGTCCTTTACCTGATGCTTGACCTGCAAAATATGCTGCTATTGCTTTTTTTGCATCATCAGGATTATTTTTAATGACATTGGCATACTTACCTACTTCATCCAAACCTGGTTTCATGCCATTCATTATAGCTGTCAAAGCTACATCTGCCTTGGCGATGTCTATTGCGTTCATTTCACCTTCACCCCATTTCACAGTTTTTGCATCCTGTATTCCTGCGGGGATTGGGAGTATGACTGATCCTATACTTTTTCTACCACCTGCATTTCTTCTTGCATTACTTGCATAAACTCCACCCCCACTACTAGTGCTAAACTCTTGAGGAATATATTCATAGATGTCAAATTTAATGACATCTTGCTTTGATGTCGCGATATCTATGGGGTATCTGTAATTGCCATATGATATTTCTGTGCCACCCGCACTTGCAACTGGTCCCATTTCATTTGATGGTTTTGACTCTGAATTATCATTATCATTATCAGCATCATTAGTATTACCCGCTATAATCTTTGCATTATTTTTACCGACATCTGTCTGTCCACCAGCAGCTGCTTGTTCTTCATTTGCTAGTGCAGCAGAACTTGCCTGCTCTGATTGAGTTTTTAAAGTATTGTTGAAAGATGAGCGGTCTGTATCAAGATTTTTACGCTCTGCGTTTGTTGCATTGCTGGATATTTCTGTCGTTTTGTTTCCTTCTTCGTCTACAGTTATAGTTTGTATTAATACTGCATTATTTCCTTGGGCGTCAGTTCTATATACTTCTTGCTTGAGACCACCACCACCAAGTGTAGTCACATCAGTTTTATAAAAACCCTCTTCACTTGAACCCGTTCCCCGTAGAATCTGATTTTTATTTCCTGTGTAAAGTTTTACCTTACTTACTTTACTGGTTGCAGATGCCATTTTATGAACTTTTTATTTATTTAGTATGAATTTTCCATATTGTATTGATAATAACTCATCGAGTTCTTCACGGTTTACAATGTAAACTTGATCCGCAAGTTCCTCCCAAGTATATTGCCTGTAATCTCCATGATGAAAGTTAAGTCCCCTGAACCCCCAACGAAATAATTCTGTGACCATCACAAGAGGATGTTGGTCGTATTCAATCCCAGGAGTTTTAGCATTATAAACAAAGGTGCAGTATGTTCCTGCTTCAGGAATAGGTGTTACAGTATCGCTAAGTGCTTCCCTGATCATACGCATCTGATCATCTTGATCCATGGTAGAATTAATTTTGCTTTTGATTGGTTCGATGCGGTTCATTTGATTCCGAGTTCGTCTTCTGTGATGATCTTAAATTCAATTCTTCTATCAACACAAAACTCAGTAGCAGCTTTCCACTTTGCCTTATTTACTTCCCAGGTCTTACATTCATAGATGTATGACTGAGTAACTTTTTTTCTTTTTGCTGGTGGTTTTGTTTGCTTCTTTGGTTTTACTTCAATGACGTATGTCTTTATTTCACCTGTGCTTTCTCTTACTTTAATAATAAAGTCTGGGAAGTATTTGTGAACTCTCCGGTCAACTGGAGAGATGTATGGAATGTGAAACTCCTCACTTCCCCATTGTAATATATTCTCATTTAGATCACACCACCTACAGAACTTGCGTTCCCAACTGCTACGGCATATAATATTTGTAAAGTCACCTTTGTATTTACTTGGATATGAAGGTTTGTATTTACTCTTGTAACTTTCGGCCATACATAATATACAAGGTTAAAAATTATTTATAACGATGCCCACCAAAAGGTCGATATCATTTTTAAAATCGAAACTACTTCAACCTGCGCTCACTTCACACTTTGAGGTTAATATTCCATCTGGGAGTTTACCAAGTGCCATTAAGATTGATAAGGAGGAACAAGATGACTTGAATTTATTCTGCACTGAAGCCACCTTACCAGGTTCATCTGTGAATGTATTTGAAGTTAATAATGATTTCACTGGTGCGACTGAAAAGTTTGCTCATCGTAAAATGTATGATGGATCTATTGATTTTACATTTTATGTTGATGCACAGAAATATTCTGCAATAAGGTTCTTTGAGAGGTGGATGAGATATGTCACTGGAGAAGAGGGATCTGATAGAGATGATGGGGAGATAAGGAGTTATAAAAATCCATCTTATAACTATAGGATAAGATATCCAGATGGTGATGGTGGTTACCGTTGTGATGGACTGACAATCTCAAAGTTTGAAAGATCCCATAAATCACAGATTAGATACACGTTTTTGAAATCATTTCCAATTGCTGTGTCTTCGATGCCAGTTTCATATGATGCATCAAATCTATTGAAATGTACAGTTACTATGTCATATGTAAGATATTTTATTGATGAAGCAATCGTAAAAGATCCACCAATCCTTTCACCAGTATTTCTAGGTGCTCCACCACCAGCACCACCATTACCAAATGCAGCACCAGAATTGGTAGGAAATACGAATGCACAACAAACATCTACTCCAGATAGTAATGTTCAAAATTTGAGAAATGAAATTTATGATGCTCGTGTGGATATGGTTATGAACCGCATATCTGCAGACGAGTTTAGAGAAATCAGAAGTAGAAATCAGGCACTAATTTCTCAATCTGGAGGATAACTTCTTACTTACCTAATAAATAATCACACTGAAACATATCTATAGGTCATTATGCCTTTACCAAGAATTGCAACCCCAAAGTATGAACTTGAATTGCCATCAACAGGGGAGAAAGTTTATTACAGACCCTTTCTAGTTAAGGAAGAAAAACTTTTAGTTCTTGCTCTTGAGAGTGAGGATATGAAAGAGATTACGACTGCTATTAAGTCTGTTCTTATAAACTGCATTCAAACCAGGGGGGTCAAAGTTGACGCTCTCCCTACGTTTGATATCGAATATCTGTTCCTTAACATTCGTGGAAAGTCTGTTGGTGAAGAAGTTGAAGTTAAACTTATCGCGCCTGATGATGGGGAAACCGAAGTCGATGTATCAATTCCCATCGATGAAATTAAGGTAGAAAAGAATGATAAGCACACTCGTCAAATAAAAATTGACGATAACTTGATGATGGAAATGAAATACCCATCCTTGAATCAATTTATTTCTAGCAACTTTGATTTTAATGAGAAGAATCAGATGGAGCAATCCTTTGATTTAATCGCAACATGTGTCGATAAAATCTACAACGAAGAAGAGGTATGGGCAGCTGCTGATTGCACGAAGAAAGAAATCATTGAGTTCCTTGAACAGATGAATTCAACTCAGTTTAAGCAGATTGAAACTTTCTTTGAGACAATGCCTAAACTTTCTTACACTGTGAAGTTTAAGAATCCAAAAACTAAAAAATCAAATGAAGTATTGCTTGAAGGGTTAGCATCTTTTTTCGCCTAGGCATGATCCATATGGATCTTGAGAACTACTTCCGTCTCAATTTTGCCTTAATGCAGTATCATAAATATTCATTAACTGAAATTGAAAATATGATGCCTTGGGAGAGAGATATCTATGTCGTTCTTCTGAAGCAGCATCTTGAGGAAGAAAAACAAAAGTTAGAGCAGCGAAAGAATGGCGGCTAAGACTACTGATCCTATTGATATTCTTCTTGAGATGGGTATTGACCTCGACAATCTGTCGGAGGAAGAGGATTATCTTAGTGCCTTAATTGAAGCAACCAATGCTTTAACCATTAAGGATCCTAGTGATCCCCGTATTGCACCTCTTCAGAAAGAAATTTTAAAAGTAAGAAAGAAAAGAAAAGAAGCAGACCCTAAGTTTAGAGTAAGAAAAACTACAGTAAGTCCGGATAGTTTTTTCGATAGAAAGAAACCGCAAGAGGAACAATCAAAACCAGTTCCAGGGCAACTGATGATTCCTGGAGATACGAGTGGTGCTCTTGTTAAACCAGATAGTTTAAGACCACCCGAAGTTGAAGAAGATGGAGAGAAGATAAAAAAAGAACCAAATATCCTTCAGGATATTTTGGATGGAATCAATTCTATTATAGGAATACTCAAATCACAGAATAAACTTGATAGGAAGAGAGCAGAGAAAGATAGAAAAAAACTAGAGAAATCAAAAAGATCTACTAAAGAAGGTAAACTTGAGAAGGGTCCTCTTGAGAAATTTGTAAATCAATCAAAGAAACTTTTAAAACCAGTACAAAGTCTCTTTGGAGGATTGTTTGAATTTATTAAGAATATTTTGATTGGTAGATTATTGGTGAAAGTTGTTAATTGGATGAGTGATAGTGAAAATCAAGAAAAGTTGATAGCGATAGGTAATTTCTTAAAGAATACATGGCCAGCACTACTTGCTGCATACTTATTATTTGGAAATAGTTTAGGTCGATTTGCAGTTAACCTAGTCAAAGTTGTTGGTGGATTTGCAATTAAATTACTTAAAACCATCATACCTCAACTTATAACTGCCGTCAAAAAACTTGGATTTAAAAAGAGTATGATGCTTGGTGGACTTGCTGTTGGTGGAACAATGCTTGCTGGACGGTTGTTAGATGGTGGAAAGGATGATGTTGATCTGACACAACCAGACGGCAGACAAGGTGCTCCAGGATCTGACGGAGCAGATGGTAGACAAGGTGCTCCAGGATCTGACGGAGCAGATGGTAGACAAGGTGCTCCAGAATCTCAGACAGAAGGAAAGACCCCTTATGAAAGAGTAACAGAAGCCGGTTTTGAGGTAATCGCTGCGGATAGTGGTTTTATCTCATTTGAAAAAGAAGGAGATAAAAGGTCCAGGACTGGAACTTTCACACTTCAAGGTAACACGAAAGAAGAGAGATTTAACAATTACTTTGATGGATCTGATACATTTAGAACACTTAAATTAAAGGGTGGTGGTCAGGTTCCTGGTAGTGGACCAAACAAGGACACTGTGCCTGCTATGCTGGCACCAGGTGAATTTGTCATGAGCAGGGGTGCTGTGCAAAAATATGGATCTGACACACTCGCATCCATGAACGCTGCTGGTGGAGGAACTAATCTACCAAAGAGAATGAATGGTATTACTTATGCTGTGGGTGG